TATAAATTTCAATAATTATGACAAGTAAAATTAAAGTAGATAATATAAATAAAGTTTCAGATGATTCAAACATCATCAAAAAATGTGGAACAACTACTACAATCGGATCAGGAGCAAGTAATCCTATTGTTGTAGATGGCTCTGCAGTTACATTAGGTCGTTGTGGTGGTACCGTTGCTTTAGCATCAGGTGCAACACAGACAGGTTTTGGTAGAACGGGAACTGTCGATTGGCAGACAGGAAGTATTAAAACAGCTACATTTACAGCAGCTAATGGTGAAGGTTATTTTGCAAATACATCAGGCGGTGCATTTGTAATGAACTTACCAGCAGGCACTGCAGGTAATATTGTTTCAGTTGTAGATTACACAAATACATTTCAAACAAATGCTTTGACTATTGCACCAAATGGTTCACAAAAAATAGGTGGAATAGCAGCATCAAACTTATTAACCACAGAAGGACAATCAGTTACTTTTGTTTATGTTGATGACACAGAAGGTTGGAAAAACGTTCAAGACTCAACATCAAATGTAACAGGAAATCCTTTTTTAATTGCAACAGGTGGAACTATTACAACATCTGGTAACTGTAAAATTCACACTTTTACAGGACCAGGTACTTTTACAGTTAGTAATGCTTCATCAACTGCAGCTGAAAATATAGTTTCATATGCGGTTGTTGCAGGTGGTGGTGGAGGTGCATCAAGAGCCGCAGGAGGTGGTGGAGGTGGAGGTTTTAGAGAAGTAAAAAGTCCTTTAACTCCTTATACAGCAAGTCCTTTAGATGGCTACCCATCTTCACCAAATAGAGTGACAGTTACAGCACAAGCTTATCCAATAGTAGTAGGCGCAGGAGGAGCTGGAGGTGGACCAATTACTGGTGAAAATCCTGGAGCACAAGGAAGCACATCAACTTTTTCAACTATTAATTCTGCAGGCGGAGGAAGAGGTAATGGTGCTTGTGCAGGTACTAACCCTGCACCATCTGCTAATGGTGGTTCTGGTGGTGGAGCTGGTCCCTATGGTGATAATGAAGGTTCAGGAAATCAACCTCCCGTTAGTCCATCACAAGGAAATCCTGGTGGTGGAAATGCTTGTGTTCAATTTAATGGTTCTGGCGGTGGTGGAGCTGGTGGAGCAGGTGGTAATTCAACTCCCTGCGGAGGTGGTCCTGGTGGAGCTGTAACAACAAGTTCAATTTCAGGAACTCCAACAAATTATTCTGGAGGTGGAGGTGGATCGTCTTTCCCTGTATTTAATGGTGGACCAGGTGGAGGTGGAACTCCCGTTAGTGGTGTAGGTGGAACTGGTGTTAATAATTCAGGAACAAATGGTGGAACAGGTACAGTCAACAGTGGAGGAGCAGGGGGAGCTGGATCAACTGGTTATCCTTCTAATTCTTGTGGAAATGGTTTAGGTGGCGCAGGTGGATCAGGTATAGTAATAATAAGGTACAAATTTCAATAGGTAAATTATGAGTGAAATAAAAGTAAATAAAATTAGTCCACGAACAGCGTGTGGCACAACGACATTAGGGGACACAGGTGATACATTTACAATTCCTGCTGGTGTATCCATATCAAATTCTGGTACTGCATCAGGTTTTGGTTCTACAGGTGAAGTGTCTTGGAATACAACAGTTAAAACATCTACATTTACTGTAGTTGCTGGTGAGGGATATTTTTGTAATACAACAGGCGGAGCTTTTACAGCAAACTTACCTGCCGGAACAGCAGGAAGTTCTTTTGCAATAGCTGATTATGCAGCTACTTTTCAAACAAATAATTTAACAGTTTCACCAAATGGTTCACAAAAAATAGGTGGTACAAACGCTGATGTTGCTTTATCTACAGAAGGTCAGTCAGCTTATTTTGTATATATAGATGATACACAAGGATGGATTAACGTAATAGATTCAACGTCTAATGTTAGAGGAAACGCATATATAGTTGCAACAGGTGGAACAATAACAACTTCTGGTAATGACAAAATTCATACATTTACAGGTCCAGGAACTTTTACAGTATCAGATATTGGAGCTTGTGCAGCAAATAACGAAGTATCTTATGTAGTGGTTGCTGGCGGTGGTGGCGGTGGATCAGGTATTACTACTTCATCTGGAGCTGGTGGAGCAGGTGGTTATAGAGAAACAAAATCTCCAGTCACTCCCTATACAGCAAGTCCTTTAGATGGTCAGCCAAGTGCACCAAATAGAATTACAGTTACAGCAACAGCTTTTCCAATAACAGTAGGTGCAGGTGGTGCTGGTGGTGCTGCTTCTCCTCCAGTTGCTCCTGGTACTAATGGATCTAATTCAACTTTTTCAACAATAGCAGCAGCAGGTGGTGGAAGAGGAGCTAAAGAAGTTTGTGCAGGAGGAAATGGTGGTTCTGGTGGTGGAGGTGGAGGTATTGGTTCTGGAGCTCCAGCAGGTGGTTGTGGAAACACACCGGCTACAACTCCAGCTCAAGGAACTAATGGTGGTGCAGGAGGAGCTAACCCTGCTCAAGGTGGTGGTGGCGGTGGTGGAGCAACTGCTGCAGGTGGTGCTGGAAGTGGTTCATCAGGTGGAAATGGTGGTGCTGGAGCAACAAGTTCAATTAATGGAACACCTACAACAAGAGGTGGAGGTGGTGCTGGAGGTAATTCTTATGGTTTAGGTTCAGTAGGAAGTCCGGGTCCCGGAGGTGGAGGTACTGCAGGAAATGACAATCCAGCAGGAAATGGAACAACAAACACTGGTGGTGGTGGTGGTTCTGTTGGAGGTTGTTCTCCAAATGGTGTAAAAAGCGGTGGAACAGGTGGTAGTGGAATTGTTATTATAAGGTACAAATTTCAGTAGTTGAATGATAATTAAAAATAAGATATAAGGAGAAATATTATGGCACATTTTGCAAAACTAGGAGCTAACAGTAAAGTTATTCAAGTATTAACTTTGAATAATGGTGATATGTTAAACGCTGATGGCGTTGAAGATGAAACAGTAGGACAACAATATTTAGAGACACATAATAATTGGCCTGCACAAATGTGGATTCAAACTTCATACAATACAGCTGGTGGCGTTCACAAAGATGGTGGAACACCTTTTAGAGGTAATTACGCAGGTATAGGTTATACTTGGGACGAAGATGATCAAATCTTTTGGCCTAAAAAACCATATGCATCTTGGGTAAAACATAATGCATCAGCTTCTTGGAAATCACCAATCGGTGATGCTCCAGCATTAACAGCTGAACAAGAATCACAAAATACAGCTAATACTCATATGTGGTCTTACGTTTGGAATGAAGCAAATACAACTTGGGACTTGACAGACTCAAAAGCATAAATTAAAAATGGTGGTGGTATGCAGAAGAAAGTTTTAACAGAACAAGCTCTATATTATGGTGATGTCGATATGCCTAAAGATTGGGATATTGACCGAGATAAATTATCAGGCGACATTTTACAATCAGTAATTCAAAACAAAGATTTTCCATTTTCACGAACTTGGGATATGTTAAATACATATATGCGAGATCACGTTGGTCTTGAGTATGGTGTAAATTTAATTAACAAAGAAACGTGGGGTAACATTTACAAACCCCAGGAAACAACAATTCCATTATTAAATATAGATCCAGTAGATCTACGAAACTCTCCGGACTTTACATTATTATATGGTGTAAAAGTAAAAGACTGTAATGTTCGAATACATTATGAAGATAACAGACGTAAAGGAAGAAGTTGGGATATAGAACTTAAAAATAATATGTTCATAATGTTTCCATCAACTAATATGTATTACCTAACTAACAATCAAAAAGATTCATTAAACTTTGTCCAAACAATAACTTATGAATATATCTAATTACTACTGGCATTTTCCTGCAGCACTGACACCAAAGTTTTGTGATGATGTAATAGCTTATGCAAATTCACAAGAAGAAGTTATGGCTAGAACAGGTGGCTATGGTGATAGAAAATTAAAAAAAGAAGAAATAAAAGATTTAAAAAGAAAAAGAAACTCTGATTTAGTTTGGTTAAATGATACTTGGATATATAAAGAATTACATCCATATGTTCACGAAGCAAATGCAAGAGCTGGTTGGAACTTTGAATGGGACAGATCAGAATCGTGTCAGTTTACAAAATATAAACACAACCAATATTATGATTGGCATTGTGATGGTTGGGATAAACCTTATGAAAGAGAAAATAAAAATGATCCTGACAATGGTAAGATTCGAAAACTATCTATGACTTGTCAATTAACCGATGGTTCCGAATACACAGGTGGTGAATTAGAATTTGATTTTAGAAACTACGATCCACATATGAGAGATGAAAGTCAACACTTAAGAAGAGCAAAAGAGATTTTACCTAAAGGATCTATTATTGTGTTTCCTTCTTTTGTATGGCACAGAGTTAAACCCGTAACCGCTGGCACAAGATATAGTCTTGTTGTTTGGCATTTAGGAAAACCATTTAAATAATATGTATATAAATAATTACTTTAACACGACCATTTGGTCAGAACAAAAACCAGAGTTTGTAAAATCTTTAACAAAAGCATCTAACAAATATATTAAAGCTGCTAGAAATTTTCCAGAAGCTAAAGCACATATAAAAAAGTTTGGAGACTTTGGAAGATCATATCACTCAACACCGCTTACAGCTGACAATGATTTTATAGACTTTAGAAATTATATTGGTCAAAAATCTTGGGAGTATTTAGACCATCAAGGTTTTGATATGCAACAATACTCAACTATGTTTAGTGAGATGTGGGTACAAGAGTTTGCAAAAAAAGGAGGTGGTCATCATTCAGCACACGTACATTGGAATCAACACGTATCGGGTTTTTACTTTTTAAAATGCAGTGACAAAACATCGATGCCAGTATTTCACGAACCGCGAACAGGGGCACGTGCTACTAAATTAAAAATGAAACCAGATCAAAAAGGTGTATGGGGTGGATCAGAATTGATTCACTTTAAACCAACACCTGGTACATTAATTATATTTCCAGGATTTTTAGAACACGAGTTTAGTGTAGACTTTGGTATTGAGCCTTTTAGATTTATACATTGGAACATACAAGCAGTGCCAAAAGAGATGGCCAAAGATGTTTAAGAAAAAAAAGTATACAGTTATCCGTCAAGCAATATCAAAAGACTTAGCTAGTTTTGTTGCAAATTATTTTATGATGCAGAAACAAGTTTATGATACTTGTAGAAACGCTAGATACATTTCACCCTTTGAAAATATTATAGGTCACTACGAAGGTAAAGATGAACAGATACCAGAAACTTATAGTCAGTATTCTAATATTGCTATGGAAACTTTAATGTTAAAATGCCAACCAGAAATGGAAAAGGTAACAGGATTAAAATTATATCCAGCTTATACATATGCAAGAATTTATAAAAAGGGGGACGAGTTAAAAAGACACAAAGATAGATTTAGTTGTGAGATATCAACTACTATGAATCTTGGTGGTGATGACTGGCCAATATATCTAGAGCCATCCGGAGAAGTAGGTAAAAAAGGAATTAAAGTAGATCTTAAACAAGGAGATATGCTAGTCTATTCTGGCTGTGAGCTAGAACATTGGCGAAATAAGTTTAGAGGTAAGGAATGCGTACAAGTATTTCTTCATTATAACAACCGTAAAACACCTGGAGCGAAAGATAATATGTTCGACAAGCGTCCACATTTAGGTCTTCCTTCTTGGTTTAAACGATGATATAATCTTTAGATGGAGGCAGGGCACCACCACATACCCCCTGCTTCCTTTTAAGGATTATTTATGAGTTTAGGATTTGACGCAATATCAGCATTACCATTTGCTACATCAACCAATATTGGTGCAGTAAATATAAATGTAACAGGAAATGCACTTACTATTAGTATTGGTAGTGTAGGTATTATTGCAGATTCTATTGTAGAAGCTGTAAATCCAAATAGACTTACATTAGGTACAGGTACTTTAACTATTAGTGGTAAAGCTAATGTTACTGTTACTAAAAATGAATTATCATTAGGTTTAGGAACTATTGTAGTTACTGCTGATGCTAATGTAACGGCTGTGAAGAACGCGTTGACGTTAGCCACAGGAAGTGTTACAGTAACAGGAGCAGCGAATATAATTCCTACAGGTAATGCTTTATCATTAGATACAGTAGAACCAGGAATTATTACGTGGAACGATATAATACCAGGAGCAACAATGGTTTGGACACCAATAAAACCGTACTAATATGGCATCAAGTTATTCAACAGATTTATCATTAGAACTCGTAGCAACCGGTGAGAAAGCTGGTCTATGGGGATCAATTACAAATACTAATTTAAAATTATTACAACAAGCAGTTTCAGGTTATGTAGAAGTAACTTTAAGCACTGGTACAACTACATTACTTTTATCTGATGGATCAGCAACAGCAAATGGTAAAAACCTTTACATAAAAGTTGTAGGTACTTTATCAGGTAATGCTAGTTTAGCGATGCCTGCATCAACAACAGGTGGTAATGCTAACAGAGTATTTTTTGTAGAAGATGGAACTACTAGAGGCGGAGCAGGAGATAGTTGGACAGTAACATTACTTACAACTGGTCAAAGCGCAGGAACTCAAGTACCTCTTCC